TTTTTAATAACATTTCTAATAGATCCATTTGCAGCATTCATTAACATAGATATACCAGAAGCAGTTCTACCTACACCTTGTATACCTGTTTGTCCATGAGCAAACGAAGGAAAACCAGTAGACTCATCTGAAAGTTGTCTAGCTTTGTCAAACATCTGCATGTTTTCACCAGATACGTTAGGAAACTTAGTTCCAAATATTCCCTGACCCGGTGCGCCACCTTGTCTTCTAAATACTTTTCCCGGATATACAGTAAGATCTTGACCCGGCACTAAGTTAGTTTCATCTACTTCTATTAACAAGTTACCTGACAATGCAGCATTATCTACTGACATTCTCATAAAACCATTCATAAGAGTTTGTGTATCATCCATGTTTTCAGCAATACCAACACCAAATATATTATATGGATTCATTTCATAAGGTGTAGCATAGTAAGGTAGATAAGCAGGAGTAAAAGGATTCATTACTAAACGTAATACACAACTGTTACAAATCCATGCATTAACACTAACTTGCTCTACATCTTTTAATTCTTTTGGTATTTCAATATCGTACTGCTCTATAATTTCTCTATCTACAAAACCCCAAAATTCTAATACTTCAAATCTCTGAGAATAATCATCTTCATTACTCTCATCCATTGCATGTTCCCACCATTCTTTATTGTAGTTTTCACCTATCTCCAATGCTTTATCAATAGCATTGTCTCTAAAAAATGGTCTACGTTTTAATGCACGTAGTTGTGAACGAGACATCTTGTGTCTCTCTATAACATATTCTGCTTCATCCATATTGTTTGCATCTGGATCAGGATAGAAGTTCCAGATAGAAACATTAGAAGTTTGTGGTACAGTTTTAAATACTGGTTGATATTCACCCTCTTCATCCCAGTTAGCATATTCTTTATCAACTGCAAAAGGTCCTTTCATAATACCAGTACCAAATAAAGCAGCTTCAAATGCAGCAGATCTTAATTGTTTCTTAGCATTAGACTCTTCTAATTGATCGTGTATTTTCTTTTCCATCTTTTTAGCTGCAACCATTGCAGGATGAAACTGCACAGCTGATGGACTTTTGCCCGGTTTAAACTCTACATCTTCCTCAACTGCGCTCAGATCGTCTTTAAGAGGCCCTACACGCTCTTTAAATTCTGGCAGTGTTTCCCCCGGTAAAAGTTGATTCGGGTCTGTAGCCCCTGTTTCTGCGCCTCCTAGAGCCTCTTTGAGTTGTGGGTTAGTTTCTACACTAACTGTATCTTCTACTCCTTCAGGTAAAACAGTAGGATTAATACCTAATGGAAAACGATTACCACCAAATAATACTTCTACTAGTTGACCATATGCAGCTAATACTTTTGTTTTAGTAACTTTAACAAAGACTCTAGATTTTTCTGTAGAAGTAAATTGAACTTCAGGTCCATAGATACCTCTATAGTTTCTATAGGATTGTATCCATCTTTCCTCATCACTTCTTCTGGCAGTTTCTGCTTTGTTAAATCTCTCTCTAATAAACTTTTCTATCTGACCTGCAGGTTCATCATTAAGAGCATCTGCTTCAACATCTTCTATTGCTGCAGATTCTTCAGCATCCATTGCTATTTCTTCTAAATCTTTTACCATAGTCTATCCTTAATATCCAAATGTTGCATCAGCTGCTTGAAATCCAGTTCTTTGTGTTTCTGGATTGTAGTCAAATAAATTACTTCTCGGTCTTGTCATTATGCCATATCTTAAAGCATCATACAAATGATCCTCTGAATTAGTATCTACATCTTCAGAGTTGTTTTTATCTAAAGGAATTATCGGTAGTTGCGAGATAATATTTGTGCAGTTATTAAAAAACACCAACCTAGGTGCTTCGGTAAATTCATCAATTTGTAGTCTTCTGTGAATCTCGTTTTTACCTGCAATTCTACTCCCTTTACTTCTGTCAGACGGCCTCCATCTGCAACCTTTGATGATCATTTGTTCCGCCAACGATGGGCCAGTATCGCCACGCCTATGCCAAAGAGAGCTATCAAGTACACCGTAACGAATAGTTCCGTCATTTTGTTCTGCCTCCAATACCATATCTGCTAAATCAGTAGCTAATACTTTTGAGACATACAGTTCTCTATAGACAATTAGTTGTTCATCAGGAGCGACTGCAAACCATAAAACCCCTGTATAACTTCCGTAGCCATAGTCACAGGCTCTGAACTTAGTCCAACTAGAAGGTATATCGTAAGGCTGAACAACATGAGTGGCTCTGTTCCACTCAGGAAAAGCTGATCCTTCAGATACATCCCAATTTCCTTCTAATAGTTGTTTTCTTTGGTTCTCAGGAAGTGATAATAAGTTTGCCTCATACACTCCATCTTCTGCTAAATACGGATTGTCAAATAATGTAGCAGGTATAAATCTTCTTTTAAATAATGGTTCACCTTCTTTACTGTGACCTTTAGGCCACATTAAGATCTTACCTGTGTCTATGTCTGTTGCCCAAAAGGATGTACCATAAGGTGCAGGATCTACAAACATTTTCTTTACCCATTGATGACCCGGACCTCCGGGGTTTGTAGTAGCTCTCATGTAAATAGGTAAACTAGTATCACTAGTACGAAGACGACTGCGTAAGTAGTTCCAAGCATACGGAGTAGACCATTGTGTAAGTTCATCAAATCCAATCCAACTAAATGCTTGACCTTGGTATCTTGTTACGTCATCATCCCTATCTAAGTAAGAAAGCCAGAGTGTTGCTCCTGATGGTGCTACCCAAGTTTTATCTCTTTCTAAAAATTTTATTTCAGGTACAGCTTTAGGGTATAACTGTTTAGATACTGAAATAAGTTCTCTTAATTCTTCTGTAGTACGTCTTACTAATAATCCTCTAAAGTTTGGATTACCAAAGTAACGTACTGGATCTGCAAGCATTGCATATGATTTACCACCACCTGCTGATCCTCCATATAATACTTCACGTTCTCCTGCTGATAAAAAGTCTGTCTGTGGACCTTGATTAGGTTCAAATATTATTTCTTTTGGTTTTTCTTCAGGTTGACTGTAGACTTTCGGTTGAATCGGTAATTCTTCCAATTCTTTCTTTAGAGAGCTTTTCTGCTTTTTGTAACGCTTCTTTGTACCTTTTAGCGAGGTAGCTTTGAGCTGAAGCATTTGACTTACGTTTTTGTTCAATTTTAATTCTCTTCATTAAACCTACATGAGATATTTCTCTACCTGATTCTTTACTTAACCAGTTTGCAACTTGTCTATAACTATATTGCCTAATATACTTTTTTGCTTTCTCAAGTAATTCAAGCTCTGTAGGAATTGGTAAGAGTATATCTTTATCTTCTTCACTTTGTTTATAACCAAAAGGTACAACTCTTCCAACTCTAACTACAGGTTGCCAATCGTAGCCATATTCTGTTTTCTCAGGCTTAGGTAATTTCCAAGTTCTATCAATTTTCATTTTTAGGTGGTAAAATAAATAGTGGACTTGCAGCTGATACTTCAACCTTATCAGTTTTTACAAATCCACCTCTATCTAATACATCCTTTGCTGCTATCATTTTTTCTTTATTTCCTAAGTCAGTAGGATTATCTATTACTTCAGCTAAAGAATAAGCAGCTTTAGTAGCTGTAGTAGCTATAAATTTTTTAGTTAGGTCTGCTATTTCTTCTTGTAGTGCATTAGTAATAGTAGAAGTAGCTAAGTCATGACTGTATCCTGCTAGTTTTTTAGCAGTAACAGGATTACCCTTAGCTTCTTCAAATAACACATCAAGAAACTTTTGTTGTTTATCAGTTAAGTTTCTCATTCTCTTCCTCATTTAAACTTTGTCTAAATTTATCAATCATGACTTTTTTAGCAGCTAAAATTTGATCTAACTCAAACCTTAATTTACTTTCTTTAATTTGCAAGTCAGATAGTTGAGAAGTAAAATATTTAGAAGTGTTACTTAAATCTTCTATTTTATATTCTTTATCTTCAAAATTAACTATAGGTGATGCTTCTATTTTATTTTCTTCTGTATTCATTATATATCTACCTCATCTTTTGGTTTTTCTGTTCCCGGTATTACCTGACAAAATGGTTTTGCTTGATGTACCTGTGGATATGTAACAGCTTTGTTTGCTTTTTCAATAGCACTTTTAAAACATTTTTCTTTACTTGTATGTAACTCATTACCTGTTATTACCATACAAGACTGTGCGTTCATACTACCACACAGTATCATTATTGACATCCACACTATGCTAACTCAAAGTGAGGTCCATCAATAAATGGCCTTCTACCTTGACTCCTTCTGAGATCTATATACGCATTCATAGCATCTTGCATTGTGCCATCCCATGTGCGTATATCATCAATATGCCAAGCTGCACCCCAACGAATGCCCACGTTCTCAAGCTTTGCAGCTTCCTTCATGG